GCCGACGACGGCGGGTGACCAGATCAATCGCGCCCTGCGTCTGCTGGGCGTTTTGGCTGAAGGCGAGACGTCTTCTGCCGCCGTTTCGCAAGACGCGCTGACGGCTTTTAACCAGATGGTCGATTCCTGGAACACGGAACGACTGTCGGTTTATTCCACTCAAGATCAAGTCTTTAGCTGGCCGGCAAGCACCATCAGCCGCACGCTGGGGCCGTCTGGGGACTTTGCGGGCAACAGGCCTGTTTTGCTGGACGACGCGACGTATTTCCGCGACCCCGGCACCAACGTCAGTTTTGGCATCAAGCTGATCAACCAGCAGCAGTACGACGGCATCGCGGTCAAGACCGTGACCTCGACGTACCCGCAAGTCATGTGGTTGAACATGACTTACCCCAACATCGAGATGTACATCTACCCGGTGCCCACGCGGCTGCTGGAGTGGCACTTCATCTCGGTAGAGGAACTGACGCAGCCGGCCACGTTGTCTACCATCTTGACGTTCCCACCAGGCTACCTGCGGGCGTTCACCTACAACTTGGCCATGGAGATCGCCCCTGAGTTCGGCGTCGAACCGTCGCCGCAGATCGTGCGTATCGCCATGACCAGCAAGCGCAACCTGAAGCGCATCAATAACCCTGACGATGTGATGAGCCTGCCGTACTCGCTGATTGCGACGCGCCAGCGGTTCAACGTTTACGCCGGAAACTACTGACATGGCTAACGTCAAAATTTCAGAACTGCCAGCAGCAACATCGCCGGTTGACCCTAGCGATGTACTGCCCATAGTTCAAAGCAGCACCACAAAGAAGGCGTCGATCAGCCAGCTTGGATTTCTTCAATCTGGGTCTACCGCCACAGCCCGCACCATCCAAGACAAGCTGCGGGATGTAATTTCAGCAAAAGATTACGGGGTGTCCGGCAACGGCGTTGACGATGACACCACCGCGATTACAAATCTGATCGCGGCTGCTGGCGCAGGCGCCACCATACTTTTCCCCGCGGGCATGAACTGCCGTGTTACGTCACAAATTTTGTGTAACGTTGCGGGCCAAAGGTTTGTTGGGTACGGCGCCACGATCACTAAAGACGCTACGTTTTCAGGAAATTGCGTGATCCGATTGAGCGCGGAAAACGTAACGTGGGAAGGTTTTACGATCAACGGCACTGACAAGGCCGACGACGGAGTTATTGCTTCTGCCGGCTTAAGCGACGGCATGACAATCCGCAATTGCGTTATCTACAACATGCTGTACGGCATATCGGCAACCGACACCAGCCGAGTGACGGTAGAAGGTTGTCGTGTGTACAACGTTGACCGGTACTGCATGAGGGCGCACAACAACCCTGCGACGGTCACCCGTTCGGTAACCAACATCCGCGTTTTGAACAATAACTTTGACCAATCGGACCAAGACCCAGCCACATCAATTCAGTCTGTTCTTCTTGTTCGCGGTGATGTCAATTACTTTACCAAAGATGTGGTAATTCAAGGCAACAGATTCATTCAATGTTTAGACCCCGCCAATTCAGCGCAGCTTTGCTGCGAAATGAGATTTGTTGATGGCGGCGTTTTTGCTGATAACTACGGCAAAGATGGCGCCATGTTGGTATCAGTTGCCTGTTCATCAAACGTGACGGTGGATAGTAATGTTTGCGATGGCGCTACTTTTTACGCTATTGAAGTTGCTGGCGGCGACCCCGCGCTGACGTTTCCGGGTTGTTTTAATGTCACAGTATCAAACAATACGATCCATGGGCGCGAACGCTTGTCCTATGGTGTGGGCCTACAAGGTTTTGTTTCAAGCAGCGGTTGCATAATCACAGGCAACACTATTGAAGGCACCGCGGCGGCGGCTGGCGGCTTGGCCAAAGCCGGAATTTTTGTCAACGAGCAATGGGACAACCTAGTCATCACTGGAAACCGCGTCGATGTTACGACTTCGGCCACAGGGCAATATGGCATTTATTTGCTGGCGACTACAACACCAATTACCAACGTCGCCATCAGTGGCAACAATCTAAACGGCAATAGCGTCGGGGAAAAAGCCATTTATCTGCGCTCGGTTCAGCAGGCCACAGTGAGTGGGAACACCTGCCCTGACTGGACCGAGAACGGCGTCTATATTGATGGCACCGACGCAACTTGTGACGAAATTACAGTCACTGGTAACAACTTCAATGGACTGGCCGCTACAGCGATTGGTAAGACTGGCACGCTAGGTAGTTACATCAGCACCTACAGCAACCCGCCATATCGCCGCGTAGGCACCGTAACTTGTAACGATATTAACCTTGACCTGAACGTTTTTGAGGCGTCAGGCACCGGGACGCCTGAAGGGGCGGTTACCGCGGGCGTGGGGTCTGTGTTCAGACGCACAGATGGCGGCGCAGGCACTTGCCTATACATCAAAGAGTCGGGCACTGGCAACACAGGGTGGGTTGCCAAGTAAGCCATGAAGACGCCGATCCTTGGGTCGTCTTATGTTGCCCGCAGCGTCAACGCTGCGGACAACCGCATGGTTAACTTGTTTCCTGAAATCGTACCGGAAGCAGGCAAGGAGCCAGCGTTCCTTAACCGCGCGCCTGGGCTGCGGCGTTTGGCTACGCTTGGGGTCGGCCCCGTGCGCGGCATGTGGCAGTTTGGCAACTACGGTTACGCGGTCAGCGGCACTACGTTGTATCGTGTCGATACCAACTGGGCCACTACGGTGTTAGGTACGGTCAGCGGCAGCGGGCCGGTCAGCATGGCTGACAACGGCACGCAGTTGTTCATCGCGGCCAACGGCCCCGGCTACATCTACAACGCCAGCACAGGCGTATTCGCTCAGATCACCGACCCGGACTACCCCGGCGCGGTGACGGTCGGCTACCTTGACGGCTACTTTGTCTTCAACGAGCCGAACAGCCAGAAGATCTGGATTACCAGTCTGCTCGATGGCACCAGTGTTGACCCGTTGGACTTTGCCAGCGCCGAAGGCAACCCTGACAATGTGACGGCGATTCTGTCGAACTTCCGTGAGATCTGGGTTTTCGGCACGAACAGCATTGAGGTCTGGTACGACTCTGGCTCGTCGGATTTCCCCCTGCAACGCATCCAAGGCGCCTACAACGAGCTTGGCTGCGCGGCGGCGTTCTCAATCGCCAAGATGGACAACGGCGTGTTCTGGCTTGGCCAGGACGCCCGCGGCCGCGGGATGGTTTACCGCGCCAACGGCTACACCGGCCAGCGCATCAGCACGCACGCTGTGGAATGGCACATCCAGTCCTACGGTGACATCAGCGGCGCCATCGCCTACTCCTACCAGCAGGACGGCCATTCGTTCTACGTCCTGACGTTCCCCAGCGCCGACCGGACCTGGGTGTACGACGTGGCCACAAGTGCTTGGCATGAGCGCGCGGGGTGGAGCGGCAGCGCGTTTACACGCCACCGCGGCAATTGCCGCATGTCGTTCAACAACGAGATCGTTGTGGGTGACTACCAGAACGGCAACATCTACGCTTTTGATCTGGACGTCTACGCCGACAACGGGCAGACGCAACGTTGGCTGCGTTCTTGGCGAGCGTTGCCAACCGGCCAGAACAACCTCAAGCGCACCGCGCATCACAGCCTGCAACTTGACTGTGAGACAGGCGTTGGTCTGAACATCTACGACCCGGCCGAGTACGAAGAAACTGTTCTGGGTTTGCTGTTGGCTGAAGACGAAGACGTCATCATCACGGAATCTGGCGTTGAACTGACAGTTACGTCTGCGGCTCAGTTGACTACTTCGCCGCAGGTCATGCTGCGTTGGTCTGACGACGGCGGGCATACCTGGAGCAACGAACACTGGACGTCGGTTGGCCGCATAGGTGAACACGGCCATCGAGCGTTCTGGCGCCGGCTGGGCATGACGCTCAAGCTGCGCGACCGCGTGTACGAGGTCAGCGGCTCTGATCCGGTCAAGACCGCGATCATGGGCGCGGAACTCATCCTTAGCCCGACGAGGGCTTGATGGCTACGCTTAACGCCAGCCCCACACCGATCACCCCGCCACGGGTGCCGCTGATCGACCCGCGCTCGGGCCTGATCGCGCGGGAGTGGTATCTGTTTTTTCTGAGCCTGTTTCGTACTGCGGAGACGGTTGATTACGCTGACCTGACGCCTGAAGGCCACGACATGAGTGGTGAACTGGCGCAGCTATACAGCAACGCGCAATTGGCCGCTATGCCGGCGTTGCCACAACTCGACGAAATCCTCAAGCGCATTGAGGCGCTGGAGTGCTTGCCGGTGGCCGAGCCCCGTAATGCTCCGCGTTATGGATCGTTCTCCGACACCACCGACCAATCGCAGACGGCGACCAACACCGCCAAGGCGATGACGTTTAACACGACCGACCTGTCGTTCGGCGTGTACATCGGCAGCCCCAGTTCGCGGATCTACGTTGACCGCATCAGCGTCTACAACATCCAGTTCAGCGCGCAGATTCTCAACGCTTCTGGCGGCACTCACGACATCTGGATCTGGCTGCGCAAGAACGGCACTGACGTAGCTGACAGCACCACGCAGATACGCGTTGAAGGCAACAACACTGAGGCTGTGGCCGCGTGGAACTTCATACTGAAGATGAACGCGGGCGACTACTTTGAATTGATGTGGGAAGTCACCG